TCGATAGCTTGACGTAGTTCAGCTACTTCTTCTTCAGTCTTTTCAAGTTGAGCTGTAGGTACAGCATACGGAAGGATGCCTTTTTCATGGCCCCATCGTTCGATAAGCATTTCTAATGTATTTAATCTCACCAGTGTTCCCCTTCTGTTTGTTCCATTAATTCAATCATCTTGTTCAGATACCAACGGGCTTTCTGAGCATCCTGCAACGGATTACCTTTTGCCCATAGTCGAGTCCCTAAATACTTAATGATGTTCCCGTGACAGTAGTGAATACTATTCCATTCACCCATCACATCGACAATGTAGTCAATAGTTTCAATCTCACCTTCATTATAGTGAGCAGGGTTGTTTACCATGTCATCAGAGCCGAGCGCATTTTCCTCGTCCAATGCCAGCCTTGCTATCTCATCCCATTCTTCTTGCGTGATATCGTTTATTCCTGTCATATTATTTCTCCGCCAGAATTGCACATTCATCTTGAATCTGCTTATTGACCGCGTTGCAAGCGTAATAGGTATGAACAAAGCTACCACCAACCACTAAAAAGTAAACAACCGCCCCGACAGCGGCGATCCCGGTATTAGCTGACACTGATGATGCCACCATCATTACAGTGTTGGCAATCATAATAAACGCAAACTCTTTTTTTCCAAGATAAAAGTAGTGAGCACCTATACCGCCTAAGAACGCGCCTAGAAGGTACGAAGTCCACATACTTTTCTTTTTAGAGTTATAAAGCACTTCTGCTTTTATTTCATTACTAATCATATCTATTCCCCGTTAATTATATATTTAAGGTCTGCTGGCGTATCTAGTCTTAAACCATATTCATGCAGCATGAACCTATCTATTGTGTCTAAAAATTCACCAAACGTTTTTATATTCATCTTTTCAGTTTGAGCTATAAGCTCCCAGAAGTGAGTTTGATATTGCTGGAGTACAGCAGGATGATCTTTAATTAACTCGCAATGGTCATCATAGTCTTCAAAGAACATAGCATAATCCTCATCCTGTGCAATTAGCAACGGCTTCATAAAACGATGCTTCCAATATAAATTCCACTGCTCTTTATTCCGGCCCTTACCTACACCAGCTAAATCCTTTGCCGCCTGTCCAGCCCATAACCATCTCAATCTCGACTGAGCTGCACTTCTAGCTTCCTTCTGATCAACTATACTAACTACACGCCTACCATCAACATCCAACTGCTCAATAGTATGAATACAATTACGCTTGGATTCTTCTGTAGAAATCACATACTTGAGTTTCACGACTTTTCACCGAAAAAGAAATCATGCAATGCCTTCACATGTACATACTGAACCCTACTATCACCACCTTCTATCTTTATTAGTGAATGGATAGGAACGCCAGTAGCCTCATTCAGTGCCTTTTTACTGGTAATAGCTACCAATTTTTTTACCGATTCAAACATATATTCCCCTTTTTGTAGATTTAACACCGACATTTAATTGTTCTGTCGATGAAGGTCATCATAATTCAGGTGAATATCAAAGTCAACAATGTTTCTGAGAATAAAAAAAAAAATATATTTTGACAGAGCAAAAACATGCAGGGAGAGATAGTTAATATCTCATTAAACGGCTTCTAAGGCTGTTTTAAGGCGTTCTCTCCTGTTAATGGTAGGTAAGGTAGGGTTAGTGTTTTAAGTGGGAAATTTTGTGCGTTGAGGGGAGTATGCATATATACGAGCGCATCCCCGAAGCTACCCCCTCGCGCGCACATAAATAAAAGGAAGTAAATCTCTCCTGAAAAATGGCTAAAACCGTTGGTGTCATTGACTTCAGCTTGAATTGATGGGGGGTATTGGTTGCTGTTTTGGGGAACTGAGAGGCGTTTTGTTTGTGTATCAGACCATACTCTCATCAATTCCCTTTTAAGCCCTCAAGGTTTACCTGATAACCAGAGCCTACACTTTGAAAGCAGCTGTATTGATCTAGTTAGCATTTAGCAGTCTATATCTACTAGTGCAGGTTGATACTTTCACCGGAAAAACCCCAAGATTTATGTACTGTATTTATTGCGCCGATTTATGCTTATAAACTTGACAATACTTAAAACAACACAAAACAATCAGAACGCCGAATCCGTTGGTGT